AACCTTATAATTAGGGTATTGCTTCTGAAAGGCCGTCAAACCTATATCATGCCGTAGTCTATGATGCCGCGGACACATATCCTTGTGGTAGAGAGGATTATCCCAATCCGCCTTATCCAGTAGACTACGCGGCGGATCGTGGTGTGGACTACCGGCATATTCCCGACAGTCCCCTATTTTGCATATCTTCAGCCCGTTCACGTTTCTCTACCTCCAACTTCTCGAAAGCCATCTGCACGTTTCCGCTATCAATCCCACGATGTAGCTTGCTCATAGAGCGTTGCCCTCGGCTATTAAACTTTCCAGAATACCTATGAGCGCCCCTTTGACGTTGTCTCATATTCTACCTCAATTGCTAATCTGTCTAATAATACTTCCCAACTTATTACTCGTCTATAACTTACCTTCTGCTTTTCCATACACCGCCTCAAAATTACAGATAGAGGAAGAGATGTATAAAAAGGATTATTTACTATCTCCCTATAAGGTATAGTTACAAACCTACTCATAATAGCCCTCTACAGCCCCGTAGCGAGGCTTTTATGGTATATCTAGCACTTCTGGCTTCCGAACATAATCTCGGTAGATAACGACCTGTTTCCGCACGTCTGGAGGCACTCTAAAGGCCTCTATCTGAGCCTTTACAGCAGGAGGGCAGTAGGCCGTCTTTACCTGCACAAATAAGAGTTCTGGACAACCCTCTGGATGCAGAAACTCTATTCCTGGCCGGATACCCATTTCTGTCCCTGTCCATGGGCGTACCCTATACGCAAGAATATCAAAAAGCCCCCAAAAGTCGATAGGCCCATACCCCTTATACGGTCGCCGGGCCGTCTCCACTCTGTATCCCTGACCCTCCAGTAGTCGTCGATATTTTCTCTGCTGAACATTTCCCTTCCGAACTGTATTTATCCGCTTCTTGGGGTTCTCCTGGCTTAATATCTGCTTTTGTTTCACTGGGCGGTAGTCCTTTCAGTTCAAACGTTACCTTAAACTGCTTCTCTATCTTGCCGAGATACTCGTCTATGTCGGCCAGATACTTTATCTCCTTCTTCTTAAGGGCTTCCAGATACCCTATCCTTTCCAGGATATTCTCCTTTAACCGCTTATAGATGGTCGACTTACCCCTTTCCTTTGTAGGAAAGGTCTTCTTGTCCGCAAGGACTAATTGCTTCATCTCTTCGCATTGGGATAGTTTCATCTTACTTTTTCCTCCAATCGTCTCCACCGTTGTCCTCAAGGGTTGCATTTATATCCCTCAAGGAAAGTAATACTCCTCGCTTCATATCAGCAATCTCTTCCATCAGAGCCAATAAGGCATATGTCGACCCTGACGTAGACTTCGCCTCCGCTATCGCCTTCTGTATATACTCTTCCTTAGTCATTTCCATAATCCTTTCTGCAAGTTCTCCCTTGCAATCTTTAAGTTCTCTCGCAATCGCCGAGCCATAGCCATCGCTTGGGCTTTCAAGCCCCTATCTTCCTCTTCAAGACCATACTCTACCCCCGGCTCGCCATCTGTCATGTGCCGTAACGCTAAAAGAACAGTGGTCTCTTCGGTCGACAGACCCTCATTAATCGCCGCTGCCACGATTATAGGATACTCTTCCTTAACGTCTACTGGCCATATCCTCATTTCAAATCCCCCTTATCCAAGACCATAAAAATGTCCCGTTCCTTCAAAATGTAATGTGTTCCAGACTTTAGTTCTACCTTGTATGCCCTATCCTTAGAAAAATAGATTCGATCGCCCGGCTTTACCGTAGTCGGCACCATAGCGGGATAGGCATAGTAGTCCCCAGATCCGACAGCAATAACCTCTCCCGTCTCAGGATACTTTCTTGCCTTGTCCGCTACGAGGACTACACTTTTTGACTCTATTTCTCGAACCAAGACGTTGTCGTATAGCATTCTTGACATAACTTTCCATCTCCTTTCTGATTATACTAACCAATGCGTTCGCCATCTGCGTACGATCTAATTGGTCGTACGCTTCCCTTAACATCTTCTTCGCGTCAGCCATAAGGTTGACGTTGCAGGTATCTATATTCACCCTGCCCGTTACGGTATTCGTCGTTACGACAAGAGCCTGAACCTTACCAGCATAATAATCCTTACCTAACTCATGTCGCATCCAATCCTTAATAATTTCGGTAAAATCGCACTGCATTTCGTCAAAGGTTTTACTCATACGCTTCCGGGTCCTTTCGGGTACTCGTCTTCACAACTCATAAGGGTAAAAAACTGCTTCATAAAGGCTTTGGCGGCCACCCGTGGTAAGAGGATAGTCGCTACAGGAAAGACTTGCACCTTATCCATACCTTTCTCGTCTTTATATCCTTCCTGATACAGAAACCTCAATACCACCAAAGCCGCGGGCTTCTTATCGTGAGTAAGGGTCTTAATTTCTACTCCTGTAGAAAATATGGGAACTATAATGGGAACACCTGCACTTTCTCCGGCCAGTTAAGATTGTTCTTTACAAAAACAGGAATACCCTCAAAGTTTGCTTGCCAAAAAATACGCTCAACCCATTTGGTATCTAACGGTATCCTCTTACTTCCGGTAAGTTTACCTATAATTATCCAATCTACCGCAAACCCCTCTGGCATAAGACCAATATCACCCAAGAGGGGTTCAAAGGAAAAAAAACGAACACCACACTTGACACGTCGGATCTCCTTAAACATCCAGGTATCATCCTTATTCGTAACCGTGGCCCCTATCCATATATGCCTACCAAACTGCCGACCATCTATCCTTTCAGGATTCTTGGTAAGCAACTGAAAGGTTAAATGAGGATACTTCTCCAACTCGGAAAGAACGGTCTCGCGCCATTCTTCTTTCGTCCATGTCGCAAAAAGGTCTGATACCGAGCATATAAAGATTTTTGAGCCTGGCTTCGCCTTCTTTAGGTCTTTAAGCCGTTCGGGATAGTAGGTTGGTTCAAAACTCTTCCCAAACCGCTTAAACATCCTATTGGCATAGCAATACCAACAACCATGAGCACATCCGGTTACTGGGTTAAGAGTAAAGTCTGTCCACTCAATTCTGGTCTTGTTAAGTGCCATGTTTCTCCTTTATCAAAAGAAACCATGCGGTTACCATGCTTATCTCGGTATTCCCACATAGTAACTTTCCTTTTTTTAATCTTACATTGAGCGGCTTGGTTCATAAGGTTTCTTATTCTCTTCCGGCTTCTCCACAACGAGAACTTCCGTGGTTAAAGCTAATCCTGCCAGACTTGTAGCGTTCTGTAAGGTATACCGCACAACCTTGACAGGGTCTATAACCCCGAGCTTAATCATGTCGCCATACTTCAACCGCAGCACATCAAGACCGTAGTTAGCGTTCTTCTTGTTCTTGATAACCGACAGAACGTCCGAGCCATCCAGACCGGCGTTTCCTACAATCGTGCGTAGGGGCACACTAAGGACTTCCTCTATAATCTCAAAGCCGACTGCCTCCTCATGGATTAGCTTGGCCGGGGCTTGAATCTTCTGACCACATCGGAATAGGGCTACCCCACCCCCCGGCACTATACCTTCCTCTATGGCAGCGCGAGTGGCATGGAGGGCGTCCTCAACCCTCATCTTCTTCTCACGCATTTCGGTCTCTGTAGCGGCGCCCACCTTAAGGACTGCTACACCGGCCGTCAGCTTGGCAAGACGTTCCTGGAGCTTCTCCTTATCATAGTCGCTTTCCGAAAGGTTAATCTCGTTCTTAATCTCGCCTATCCGCGCGTCTATGTTCGCCTTGTCGCCATTACCTTGAATAAAGACCGTGCTTTCCTTCCCGGACTCAAATGTACCGCAAGTCCCCAAATCTTCAAGACCTATCTCCTTAATATCCTGACCGAGTTCATCTGAAACTACCTTCGTCCCGAGGTATATCGCTATATCCTCAAGCATGTCCTTACGGCGATCCCCATAGCCCGGAGCCTTCACAACCGCTATGCTCTGACCACCCTTCACGCGGTTAAGGATAAGAGTACTAAGAGCACCCCCCGTTACCTCATTGGCTATAATGACAAACGGCCGGGCTGCCTTAATGGTCTTCTCAAATATAGGTACTACGTCTTCCGCGTTACGCAAGTCCTTCGTAGTAACCAAGACAAGCGGTTTCTTATAAATAGCCTGTAACCGCTGGCCGTTCGTTATGAAGTAAGGACTTACCAGGCCCTCTGATAGCGTCATGCCCTCTACCACATCAAGATAGGTCTCTGAAGAGGCACTATCCTCAAGGGTAATAACCCCGTCCTCACCTACCTTGTCTATGGCCTTGGTTATAAGCTCACCGATGGCCTTCTCGTTATTGGCTGCTATCGTAGCAGTATTCATAATACCCTTCCGATTACCCGAGATCTTGTCTGCCATGACCGTAAGGCAGTTTACTACCTCTTCTACGGCTATATCCATACCACGTTTAAGCATGATAGGATTAATACCGGCCGATAAAGCCTTCAACCCGGCCGTATAGATGGCCTGAGCCAGCACTACTGCGGTCGTGGTCCCGTCTCCGCACGTCTCTACGGTCTTCCCTGCGACTTCCTTACCCATATTAGCCCCGATATTCTCAAAGGGGTCTTCAAGTACTATCTGCCGCGCTACCGTAACACCGTCCTTCGTAACTGTAGGCGGTAGAAACTTGTTCTCAAAGACTACATTACGACCTTTCGGCCCCAAGGTAACCTTTACCGCGTCTGCCAGCGTATCAAGTCCTCTCTTGATAGCGGCACGTGCTTCCTCGCGATACAATAAGAGCTTCGAACCTTGCATAATACTCCTCCTTGTTTAACTACGGTTAACTTTACAACTCGGACACTTCTTTAGTCTCATGTATCACCTCTCAAATTAGAGTGAGCAGGAAGGGTGTCGAACCCCCTTTATCCACAATCGCAGTATCATAAATGTTATCACGTGATTCACTTATGACCTTCGCTACCTGCCCATGTTATCAAAGAGTGAGCAACCCCGGCAGTAGGTAACTGCTGATGGCGTTATCGTTTTATCGCCACAGGTATACCTTAATAAGTGGCAGATAACACTCAGGAGTGGTCTCTGTATAACCCCAGGCCATCCCTTCCCTTTGTTCATCCTGGACACCTCTGTCCATGGGATTGCTCACCGTTATTTTATCCACATACCTACGCCCATAAATACTGCTGCGCCATAGACCCCAACTACCCAATATTGCCACGTTGCCACACAATTTTTAATGCCTAAAGAACCAAATACTATAGTGAGTAAAATACCCCATCCCAATCCTGGTAAAATCATCAGTAGCATTCTCATCTTCTCTTCCTTTCGGTTACGTAGCCCACCCAGACCCTTCAGCTCTTGGGTCATAGCATAGACTCCATTGTGTTAGCTATGCGCTTCTTGGCGATTTCGTAATATTCTGGCGATATTTCTATGCCGATAAAATTTCTGCCTAATTCTTTACAGGCGACACCAGTAGTGCCTGAACCCATAAAGGGGTCAAGGATAAGATTACATTCCTTAAACATTTTTAATAAAGCGATATATAATTGCTCAGGGTCTTGATATTTATGTTTTTTCTTTTCCATCCATTTTGTTAAACTCGGCACAGCAAAGCAATCTGACCATATTCGTCTATTTATAGAATATTTTTCATCTTGTTGATATAGTAAAATAGGATTAAATCGCCAAGAATATTTACTAAATCCCTTACCCCAAATCATTAATCGTTTTGGCGGATAATGTAGCATTAAATAATTTATCTTTGTGGCCGAATGAATAATTATAATTACTTTTAAAGTAATACGTTTAATTTCCTTAAACCATAAGTCATACAATTCCCAATAATTACCTTCCACATCTTCTTCTTTGAAAGGTGGTGAAGTCAACACAAGGTCAACCGACTTATCCGCTATCTTCTTCATCTCAACCAAACAATCTCCAAGTATCAACTCTATCTTACTCACAATTCCATCCCTTCAGCTCTTGGCGGCAGGTCTACTAAATGCCGCCTCTCTTATTTCCTTCCTTTTACGAGCCACAAGATTAGCGTCATAATTTGCATGTTTTACTCTATGGCAATGTGAACATTGAAGTAACCTCTGTCCATATAAGTCCGTAATACCACACCACCACCAATCATGCTTATCGAATATATTACAGTGTATCCATCTTTTCATGCCAATCTTCCATCCTTTCGGAAGTGGGCTAATCATTTCAACTTATCTGCATACTTCTTGCCTAATTCTTCCCATATCTTCATGCCCTTTTTACTATTTAGAAACTTATACATAAATCGCCCATAAGTAACGATAAGAAGATTATCAAAGTCAGGGCAACAATCAACTTTGATATATGGATGACTAAATGCTTTGGTAAATGCCTGAAATATGACATGTCCCATTTCTGCGCACATATTTCTGTATGCTTTGTCTTTTAAGATAAACTTTCTCGCACTCTTATCCATCACACCCTCCCTTTCAACTGGTGCTCCCTCTGGCAAATACCGATATTCGTAGCATTTTTACTGTCCACGCACTATTTTTATTATAGTCTCCGCTGCCACAGGCTTTGGTATTGTCCACCCTACTTTCACTTTTACACAGAGGGAGCATAATGGTTACCTACAATTCGTAGAGGGCGTATTTGCTGAACCAGCACCTATTGGCATAGGTCTTACCATAGCCAGCAAGATATCCAACGTATTCCCCACCTGTCTTGCCTGGTAATACTCTTTCCTGTCAAGCAAGTTAATCAAATACACCTTTACTGCGTCAATTGCTTCCTCCTGATAATCTCTTCCCATGACCTACCTCCTCTTTTACCTGCGTGGTTAGTTGCCTAACTCTTTCAGTACATCCTCAATCGCCTGGTTATACCTATCATCATCTTCTATAAATCCTACACAACCCTGATGACCCTTCTTCATCCCTTCAACCAATTCTCTGATGGAGGCGATAGTAGAATCTATATATTTGCGATAAATAAGTTGCTCAAGTATCTCCCTCAACCTACCCTCTGCCATTAGAGCTTCCTTCATAATGCTTAATCCGTTTTTCTTTAGCTCGTCTTAAAGAAAGTCGTACATTATCACAATAAGCTTGGGACATTTTCTTGCCCTTATTCCATACAGTAAAAGTTAATTTACGATTATGCCAAGGGCCATGATATAATCCTTTTGTTCCTTTATGCCACGGAATAATACGCCCAGCTTTATAAGCTTCTTTTGCATTATCAGAATTAGAACACCATACAAGATTGCTAATCATATTATTTATTGGATTATGGTCTTTATGATGAGTATATTTTTGATTTTTTAGATTTGGTATAAAAGCTTTAGCTACTAACCGATGAACATGAAATTGTTTTCTAATATTACTCTTGCTAAGAGAAACTTGTAAATAAGGCACTTTTTTAGAATTAATACATAGTTTAAGAAACCTCCCTTTCCAAAAGTTCCCACTACTAACAAATCTATTTAATGACCTAACTCTCCCAAAAGAACTAACCTGGTACATGCCTTCATATCCTTCTACATCTTTCCATAATTCCTTCATATCTTCCTCCAATAAAAAAGGGCTTCGTTCGGTGGACATCAAGGAAGCGGTCAGCTTACTTGCACCTACTAAAAGCCCTATGTGAGCATAAAAAATCCGCATCCTCGATGTCATAATAAGTATATCATTTATTGGAGTCATTGTCAAGTTTAAGCAAATAGTTTAGGGCTTCCAGGGCAATAGCAAAACCTTGATAATGTTGAACAAAATGGTTTTCACAAGCGTTAGCGTGATAATACTTCAGCACTTCCCTCGCCTCTCTTATATCTTCTTGGCTAATCATGGCTCAAATCTCCTCTATGGTGATACGGACTTTCTTGTAGTCACCAAAAGGACATTGTTTTTTATAACGGTAAATCTCACTGTGATTAAAAATTTCTCTATTTGGGCTATCTTTATACTTCGCAAACCATATTCCCCAATCAGGATTTACCCATCCCACTAATGTTTCTGGTGTCATACTACGCCTCCTTCTAACTATAAATCATTTTTGTATCTGCTGGGAAAATGTCATAATAGTCTATATCATCATAGCGAGTATTTTTAGTACCGTTCTTTGTTTCTTTATTCCAAATACATTTAGCAATCTTTTTACTAACAGGTTTGCTAATATCCATCCAGAGATTATCAAAACCGTCATAAAGTCTTACTATGTATTTCATTCCCTACGCCTCCTTACTCTCTTTTCTACCGCTTGCTCTCATAGCCACCTGTGAATAAAAATAGCCATAATAATGCCCACACCTTACAATGACAAGCACATACGATAATTACTACATCAACAATAACTACCCCCCAGTTTATCTTCACTCACTCCCCCTCATCCCAGTTACGATAGGTGGTCATATTCTACTTATCCTCATCTTCAATTAAATCTTCTGGCTCTAATCCAAACTCTTCTGCCATAGCGAAGTATGCCCCATCCGGTAAATCATCAGAAGCAAAGCAATCAAATACTTGCTTTCTTACCTTCTTACTCTTATGTATCTTCTTAAAGTCTTTCATACTTCCCTCCCTTATGGTAGTAACGAATTGAGACGCTCGGCAAGTTCGTTGACCTGAATTATGACTTCATTCATCTTAACTCTAAGGTCAAAATAGGTATTTGTCTCTATGCCTGTTGCTAATAGCGGCATTATCTTTTCCACCTTTTTCAATTTGTCATCCTCACCACATTTAGGGCAGTATCTTATTCCATAAGGTATTTGGACTCCACAACACTCACGGTCTCCATAATATTCTTTCCCCACCTTCTCCTTAGGTTTCAAGCAGTAAGAACACCTTATCCCTGTAAAACTTTCATAAGTTGAGGGAATGCACTGGCAATACTTCTCCTGCGGCTTAAACTTATCAGGACAGACATTTTCACACTCACCTGCCCCTAATTCTTTGACTACCTTACAATCCTTGCTACAATTAGGCCAGGGCTTCTCCTGCGGCTTCTCCGGCACTACCTCACCCTTGCCACAAGTATTATCTGTAGGCTTACCACCTGGTAAAGTGCTAACAGGCAAAGGGGAGGCAAACGGCTCACCCTTGCTGTAGAGGGCGGAGTGGAGGGCTTGGGCTAACTTAATACAGGCATTATCAGACGATGGATACCAATGATTCTCGCATGTATGTCTTACTATAATTTGAGTTATATCCATGACCCCCATCTCCTTCGCCCCGATACCCCCAGCTTGAAGGAGGGCATCTACAAGAATAGATCTCCTATCGTCATTATCGAGGTTAGCACACCATTTCTTCACTATTTCCGCTATATCCTCACGGCTCAACCCCTTCCCCTGTGTCTTCTTATCCTCTACCCCTTTGACATAGGCAACATCAAGCCCTTCCTTGAGGTCTTTCTGGGCTTCCCCTGCCACATGTTTCCATCTCTTTACTTCTTTCTCTACAATCTCAAATAATGCTTCACTATCACCAAAGATTTCACGGGCGAGATGGATTACTACTTCTATATCAGCGTTGCTATAACCAGCTTCATTTTTTAACTTCTTCCTAAAAGTCTCAATTTTACTCATTTTTCCTCCACCGCACGTTTGGCTATGTTATAGACTGTTGACAGCTTTATCTCCCCATGTGCGACGTACTCCATATGCTTCATTATCGCCTCTAAAGCCGTAAGATACCTATTCTTCTCCTGCTCAAGCCTTGTTATCTCTTTACTTGCCGCTAATAACTGGTCGCCGACGCTCATTTAAGTCCCTCCCTCAACCGTTTATCCAATTCTATCTGTAGGTAGCGACTTGCGAAAAACTTTACCTTCAAGCGCGGGGGTATGCGGAGAGGGGTCCCCATAAACGGATGCCGACCCATACGCGCCTTCGTCACGTAGACCCTGAAATTACCAAAGTCCCGTATCTCAATACGATCACCCATAATCAGAGCATTAGCCATGACCGGGAACAACTCCCTCAATACTGCCTTTAACATGTTGACCGAATACTTACCTTTGGTATTCTCCTTTATCAGCTTACAAAGTGTCTCCTGACCGTATGTCATCATTGCTTTACTATCTCCTTTCGTCTATATTTAGCTTTCCAACTACATAGTCAATGTATTGACTATAAACTTCTGTGCTGTAGGGTATAATCTTTTCTTCTTCCATGCGCCTGATTATTTTCTTACAGGCTTCATAACAACGCCATTCGTTAAAATCATACTCCCCAGGATTATCTATAAAATTCTGGATCTCGGTATCTATCTCGCGTGTTATCATTTTTTATGTCCTCAAAAGTAAACGTCCATGCGTCAAAATGAACCTTAACACCGTCCTTCGCCTTAACCTTACCATGCCGATTCTTCGCTATGAATATTTCATAGTCTCCCCTTGCCCCTGTGTTATACGGCCAGTAACAGAGCATTACCACGTCCGCTATTTCTTCTATCGCGCCCGAAGACTTAAGTTGACTTAATGTGGGTATCTTCTCAGCCCCCTCACGATTTATCTGGCTGATTACGACGATAGCTATATCCTGTGTCTTAGCGAGTTCCTTTAACTTACGAATATACTCACTTACCGCTTCATGCTTACTCGGAAATCCAGCCCAACTAATCATCTGTAAGTGGTCTAAGAACAAGACATCTACCTTTGGGTTCAGAGACAGGATAAAATCTTCAAGTTCTTTGAACTTGTACCCTATATCATCTTTTATACCAAACTTTATATCCTTTATCGCTACCTTGAACATGTCTATTGCCGAAGCTGTCTTATCAGTAAGATGGTCAAGTTCGAACATTTCGCTGTTTATCCTGGTTTCCCTGCATATAAGCCGCCTTACAAGCTCTTCTTTCGTCATCTCAAGAGATACGTACATAACCTTGACCTGCCTCTGTGCAAGATTCCACGCTAAGTTACAGGCCAAACTCGTTTTCCCTTCCCCGGTTCTGGCGCCGATTACGTATAATCGTGTTTTCTTTATAGCAATAATAATATCGTCAATACCCTTAAGCCCGCTACCATACTTTTCTATGTCCCCGGCTTTCCTTGTCTGTAACTCTGTCCGGATACCTTCGGTTATCTCACCAATTGACTGGATCGTGAAACTCGAATTTGTCATTTTTGTATAACGCTTCCCTTCGTTTACTGGCTTCATTAAGTAACTTTAAGGCTTCGGGCTTATCCCAAGCCATGCCAAATAGCTTCTTTTCTATCTCCAGGCACATCTTCTCATTTTCCTTCTTCATAAAGGCAACCTGCGCCTCTATTATCTTACTCATCCTGGCGACCCTTCCGGACTACACCCTTATTCAGCCTGTTTATCTGGCTATAAAACACGCCTGTGCTGTAGTCGGATTCCTTTATGAACTTATCCGAGCTGGCAAAGAAACAGGTAATAAGCTCTTTCAGCCGCGGCACGTCAAACATCTTTTGAAGTGCCTTAAAGAGTTTCCCATCCTTGCCGAAGTTGGCAAAGTACTCCTTGTCAAAAGCCTGTTTGTAAGAGGTATAAAAGAACTTTTGGGGTTCACACAACATTGTTTTCTTTAGTAAAGTATCTATAGATACTAGTTCACTGTGTCGGTTTTTGTATACACCTGTATCGGTTTTTGTATACGGGTACATTTTTGTATACAGTAGCCATTTGTTATAATCCTTTTGAAATGAATAGGTTAGGACTTGACTATGCTCACTTTTGTATACTGTTATCATTTTTGTATACAGTAAGGTTCTTCTTGCCCTATGAATAGAGGGTTTGCTTAGACCAGTTAAGTTCATAAATTGTTTGGTAGATATTCGGTCTGTTTTTCTACCATAACCATAGGTTTGACGCATTATTACATCTAACATTTGCCTTGATTTTCCAGGTATTCTACACTTTGCTAATGCTTCCATAATTTCATGGGCAATGGGTGTAAAACCATTTTCTTTTTGGGGGTTTGCCATTATATTCCTTAAAATAAAAACCCCCTACGCCGTAGCTCAGGAGAGCGGAAGGTTTTTTGAACCTATACGGTGTCGGG